CGAGAAGTAGGTTTATGCCATACGCACAGCAATTTTAAACTTTAGGTTCCCTAGCCCTTTCTATTGACATTAGAAAAAAAATAATCAAAATGATAATCATGTTTCCAAATCCAAATATGCAAAATAGAGGTCCCCAAAATTTTATGCAAAATGGTTCCATGAATCAAGGACCTATGAATAATGCAACAAGTGGCGGGCAAGCTTATAACTTTATGTCTGGTGGTAGACCTCAACAACAACAACCTTACATGCATCCCGGAACAAGACCTCCAATGCCTCAAGGTGGAATGCCACCTGGCGGTCAAAGACCTCCAATGCCTATGGGAATGATGATGCCACAACAAAGACCTATGGGGCCTTCAAGTCCTTTTGGTCAACAAGGTGCAGCTCCTATTCCACAAGGGACTCAAGTTCCACCAAATATGGAAACCAAGACAAGCATTACAGATCCTATCGACATGAATAAGATTGCTAACTTCAGTATCTACATGAATTCTTTAAGGAATCCTAGGCAACTCCAGAATGCTGCTCCTCAAAATTATCCAGATATAAACGTATTTAATCCTCAGTTTTGACTTTCTCGTAAGAAGGTAGTATAAAAAATATAACAAGAGGTAGATATGAAATATTTAGTTTTAACTTTAGTGGTATTAGTAACTGTTGGTTGCTCATCAAGTAACATCAACTTAAAAGCAAACATTCCTGAATCACAAGAAGTAGACATACACATTCAAACAAAAAATAAAGCAGAGTAATTATGCTCTCTTTGTTTGGTAGTCTTCTCGGATTTGGAACGTCGTTCTTACCGAGTATATTAGGTTTTTTTGAAAAAGGTCAGTCTAACAAGCACGACTTACGCATGCTCGAAGCGAAAGCTAAGTATGCTGATACTCTTAGCAAGCTGAAAGTACAAGAGCTCGATGCGAAAGCAGACGTAGAGGAGTCACGCTCCATCTACTTACATGCTTCAGAGGTTGCTAAAAATAATAAATCATCATTTATTTCTGCGTTACAAGCTTCTGTTCGTCCCGTCATTACTTATTTCTTTTTTATACTCTTTGGTACCATTAAAGGACTCGCTGTATATGTTGCAGTTAAGGAAGGCGATGATGTATCCCAAGCTATATTAAATAGTTGGGACCAAGAGACGGCAATATTGTTTTCTACCGTAATTAGTTTTTGGTTCGGTGGACGTGCTATGAGAAAAATTAGGGAGAGTAAAAATGGCTAAAGCATCAACTAAAAAAACAACTACTAAGAAGGCACCTTTGCGTAAGCGTGCTCGGACAAAACAAGGTCATTACATTGCTGATGATCCAGGGACTCCACAAATCGAAGCATACGAAGAAACACCCTCAATAAAAAAATATATTGGCATAGGAATTGGTGTTCTTTTAATAGCTTTAGCAGTATTAGGATCCTAAATATATCTTATTAATACAATTCATTTGATTAATACAGTAAGGGGTATATAACACCTTTATATAAGGGTCAAATATGCTTCATTTTATTAATATAATATCATTTTCAACTATCGTTTTCTGTGTATCTAACATCATATAACAACATTTAGGTTGCAACGAATCCCAAACCACTATATGTAGGTTTTTATGGAATTTCGTGAATGCAGCACCTGTGGTGTAACGAAAGAAATAACAGCCTTCGAGAAAGTTAACTCTCGTGCAGGCTTTTATCATCGTCATCAATGCATGTCATGTAAGGCAGTTCAAAGAAATAATAGAACAAATAAAGACCCCATCCTTTATCTTCGTAGAGCTTTCAGTCAATTAAAATCAAGTCGCATAAGAAAGTCTACTTTTAAGTGGGATTTGTGCTTTGATGATATAAAAAAGAAATGGGAAGATTGTAAGGGTAAATGTTCTGTTAGTGGCATGACAATGACACATCACCGAGACGGTAGTGGAAAAAGAATTCCTACTAATGTTTCTATTGATAGAATAAATGGTAAGAAAGGTTATACAATAAAAAATGTACGACTTGTTTGTTGGGGTGTTAATATAATGAAACACACAATGTCAGACGACGAACTGATGTTATGGGTTAATAGGATTTATGATGGTCAAAGAAGTTAACTATGAAACTTTAGATGAAGAGCAAGTACGCTACGCTCTTGATTTACAAAAAAGATTAAACTTCCTAGAAGAAACTGATGCTGCCAGAGCAAATTTTTTAAAGTTTGTTGAAAGTTGTTGGCCTGATTTTATTTTAGGTAACCATCACAAGGTCTATGCAAAAAAATTACAAGACATTGCAGAAGGAAAAATTAAAAGATTAATTATTAATATGCCTCCTCGACATACAAAATCTGAGTTTGCATCTATTTATTTTCCAGCGTACATGTTGGGACTCAATTCTAAATTAAAAATAATTCAAGCAACACATACAACAGAACTTGCAACAGGTTTTGGTCGTAAGTGTAAAGCATTAGTAGATAGTACAGATTATAAAACCATCTTTAAAGATACAAAAGTGTCCACTGACTCCAAGGCAGCGGGACGTTGGGCTACGACAGATGGTGGCGAATACTTTGCGGCGGGGGTTGGTGCAGCGATAACTGGTCGTGGTGCTGACCTCCTCATTATTGACGATCCTCATTCCGAGCAAGATGCTTTATCGGCAACTGCTATGGAAAATTGTTATGAGTGGTATACATCAGGTCCAAGACAAAGATTACAGCCAGGTGGTTCGATTGTTGTCGTTATGACTCGTTGGTCTACAAAAGATTTGACAGCTGAGGTCCTTAAAAAACAAACAGAAAAGAACTCTGATCAATGGGAGGTTGTTGAATTCCCAGCTATCTTTGATGACGGCAAAGTTCTATGGCCAAACTTCTGGTCTGAAGATGAACTGCTTAAAGTTAAGTCTTCTTTGCCTGTTGCTAAGTGGAATGCTCAGTGGTTACAGAAACCTACTTCTGCTGAGGGTGCTATTGTAAAAAGAGAATGGTGGAAAATGTGGGAAGAAGATAAGCCGCCAGAGTGTGAATATGTTCTACAATCTTATGATACTGCGTTCTTAAAATCTCAAACAGCCGATTACAGTGCTATTAGTACATGGGGCGTTTTTTATGCCGATGAAGACTCAGGTCCTAATATTATTTTATTAGACTGTAAAAAAGGTAGATGGGAGTTCCCTGAATTAAAAAGAATTGCAATGGAATCATATTCAGAGCATAATCCAGATGTAGTTTTAATTGAAGCTAAAGCTTCTGGGTTACCTTTAACTCAGGAGTTGAGAAATATGGGGATACCTGTTATAACTTTTTCACCAGGCGGAAGACGAGCTGGACAAGATAAAGTTTCTAGGGTTCATGCCTGTGCCCCAATGTTTGAATCTGGCCTTGTATGGCGACCAGATTTTCTTTGGGCAGAAGAAATGGTTGAGGAGTGTGCTTCTTTTCCTTTCGGAGATAATGATGACTTGGTAGATTCCATGTCACAAGCTATACTAAGATTTCGTGAAGGTGGCTTTGTACGTCATCCAAGCGATGAAATGTGGGACGAACACGTTCCTAGCAAAAGGGAGTATTACTAATGCCTATACCAATATTAAGAACACATACTAAAACACCTAAAGTTGAAAAAACTAAAGGTCAAGTCACAATAAAGGTTCCAGAAGGTCCTGGTGCAGGAACTATGAAATCAATGGGTGCTGCCACTAGAGGTGGTAAGTTCGCAGGAACTTTTTAATATAAGGAAGTCACATGGCTGAGAATCCGTTTGGACAAGGTGGTCCAGAAGAAGAAGAATTATCTATTGAAGGTAATCCTATTGATACTGCTGAAATAGATCCACAACTTGCTGAGGCAATAGCTTCAGGCGAGATGACAGAAATGGAAGATGGTTCTGTTGAAGTTGGAGAGTTTGTCGATGAGACAATAATTGAAGAGGAAGGAATTCCTTTCGATGCTAACCTTTCAGAATACATGGATACACAAGAATTAGGAGCTTTGTCTTCTAATCTTATTGCTGCAGTTGAGTCTGATATTTCAGCCCGTGAAGATTGGGAAAAAATATACCAACGTGGTTTAGAACTTCTTGGTGTAGAAGAAGATGACAGAACAGAACCTTTTGAGGGAGCAGCCGGTGTTACGCATCCTGTTCTTGCTGAGAGTGTTACGCAATTCCAAGCCCAAGCCTATAAAGAATTATTACCAGCGGGTGGACCTGTTAGAGTTCAGATAGTTGGCGACCCAAACCCTGAAACAGAAAAACAATCACAAAGAGTTCAAGACTTTATGAACTATCAGATTTGTTACAACATGGAAGAGTACGACCCTGAACTAGATCAGTTGTTGTTCTACTTACCGTTATCTGGTTCGGCGTTTAAGAAAGTTTATTATGACGAAATGAAGGAACGGCCTGTGGCACGTTTTGTTCATTCTGAAGATATTATTGTACCTTATAATTCTGTTGATTTATCGAACGCTGTTCGTTTAACACACAGATTAAAAATGACAGGCAACGATGTTCGTAAGTTCCAAGTATCTGGAGTCTACAGAGATGTTCCTGTTCAACCAACAAGTGTGTACTCAGACCTACAAGAGACTATAGAAAAAGTTTCTGGCGAGTCTGCTTCCAACACTTATGAAGAAGATGATTTAGAAATTTACGAAATACATACTTATTTAGAGCTTGAAGGTTTTGAAGATGTTGGTGAAGATGGAGAACCAACAGGTATCAAAGTACCTTACATAGTTACTATTGATGTAGGCTCTTCTAATATTTTAAGTATCAGAAGAAACTATCAAGAAGAGGATCCTAAAAAAGATCCTAATAAATATTTTGTACATTACAAATTTTTACCGGGTCTAGGTTTTTACGGATTTGGGTTACCACATATTATTGGTAATCTTTCTCGTTCTGCTACATCTATCCTTCGTCAGTTAATTGACGCTGGTACATTAGCAAACTTACCTGCTGGCTTTAAAGCTAGAGGTATACGAATTCGTGACGAAGCTGAGCCATTACAGCCAGGTGAATTTAGAGATATAGATGCTCCAGGGGGTGACCTGAGAGCATCTATTATACCATTACCTTTTAAGGAACCTTCAGGAACATTGTTACAGTTGCTTGGTATAATAGTAGAAAGCGGTAAGAGATTTGCATCTGTTGCTGACATGCCTTTAGCAGAACAAAACGGACCCGTTGGTTCTACTGTTGCTATGCTAGAGCGTGGTACAAAGATTATGTCTGCTATACATAAAAGATTACACTATGCACAAAAAATAGAATTTAATCTTTTAGCTGGTTTATTTAGAGATTATCTACCACCTACATATCCTTATGAAGTAAGTGGCGGAGATCCAAATATTAAACAAGCTGACTTTGATGACAGAATAGATGTGATGCCTGTATCAGATCCTAACATTTTTTCTACAGCACAAAGAATTGCTATTGCACAAACAAGCTTGCAACTCATTCAATCTAACCCACAAGTTCATGGTCAAGCTGGTATGTACGAAGCCTATCATAGAATGTACGAAGCTTTAGGTGTTCGTAATATTGAAAAGCTTTTACCACCACCTCCGCAACCGCAACCTGTAGATCCAGGTATTGAAAATGCCAATGCATTACAAGGAAGAGGACTTCAAGCCTTTCCAAAACAAGATCATCAAGCTCATATTCAAACACATTTAACATTGTTAAGAACACCAGCTGCGATGGCTAACATTAATATTATTTCTTTATTAGAGGCTCACATTTACGAGCATCTAGCATTACAAGCTCGTGAGATTGTTGAACAAGAATTTGGACCTCAACTCCAACAGTTGCAGGAACAATTCCAAGGTCAAATTCCTCCAGAGCAAATGCAAGCTATACAGATGGAAATTGAAAATGAAGTAGCTCAACGTATTGCCGAGATGTCTGTACAGATGTCTGAAGTACTTGCACCTCCTGCCAATAAAGATCCATTAGTAGAAATTCGTCAACAAGAGTTAGCTCTACAAGGTGCTAAATTACAACAAGATGCTAAAGAGTTTGAAACTAATACAGTTATAAAAACGCAACAAGAAGCATTTCAGAATAATATGACAGAACAAAAAAAGGAATTCAGTCAAATGCAAGCGTTAGATAAGTCCTCTATTGCTCGTGAACGTATAGACGCTCAAGAAGAAATAGCAGCAGGACGTATTGCTCTTGAGTTACAAAAACTTCAGAAAGATAAAACAATGGAAAACATTGATGTGGAAAGATTAAGAAATCTATCTGACAGAAACTAATGGCTGAGAGAAAAAAAGCAAAGCCAATAAGAAGAACTACAAGTAAAGGCGGTAACTACAGACCTACTAAGTCTGGTGCTGGTATGACTAAAAAAGGTGTTGCTGCTTATCGAAAGAAAAACCCTGGCTCTAAATTAAAAACTGCGGTTACAGGTAAAGTCAAGAAAGGAAGTGCTGCTGCAAAAAGAAGAAAATCTTATTGCGCAAGATCAGCAGGTCAGTTAAAGAATAGTAGTGCTAAGACAAGAAATGATCCTAATTCTAGGATTAGGCAAGCAAGAAGAAGGTGGAAGTGCTAATGGCAAAAAAAGGTTTATATGCAAATATTCATGCTAAGAAAAAAAGAATTGCAGCTGGTTCTGGCGAAAGAATGAGGAAAAAAGGGGCTAAAGGTGCTCCTACTAATAAACAGTTTGAAAAAGCTGCAAAAACAGCTAAAAAAAGAAGAACTAAAAAAAGGAAATAATTATGTTTAAAAGAACAAAAGGTTACTCTATGGGCGGTGCCGTTAGCAAGAAAGCTAAAGGTTACAAGAAAGGCGGTAAAGTAAAAGGTTACAAAAAAGGCGGCAAAGTAAAAAAATAAAATAAGATAAGGAGGAGAGATGTCTTATTTAATATCGAATATCCCGTACTTTAAGGTATGGGTAAGAAAAGAGTTTACTGCGGGTCATGAGAATTACCACGGTGAATTTCTGCACGGCCTAGCTGTGGCAGTTAATTGTATTCCAGATAGATCACTATCATTTCAAGTTATATTTACAGGTTGTGAAACAGAGGGCGACGAACCTAATGTTCATGGCGGTGCTATGTGGGCTCGTATGCCAATACAAGCTTTAGTTGCAGATATACCTGTAGAAGAGTGGCCAGAAAGAATGGAAAATCATTTATGCCAACCTTGGGATTGTATGTCTCATCATCATACTGCTATTAGTATAGACAGAACTTCGTCATCACCTTGGTATGCAAAAATAGATGGGGAGTTTTATTTAGCTAAGTATATCTTTACTGTTGATTATACAGAACATGAGATAGCTGATAGCCCGGACCAACATAAACAAAGTCATGTATTATATTTAACAGAAGGTAAATGGAAGGGAAACGTCGTTGCATTACCTAACAATAGAGTTAGAGTAACGAACCCTGCATTATGGTCAACAGGAGAAGGGGCACCTGATTTTGCTCCAAGTCAGTGGATTCATAGTAGTGAAGAACACGAAAGCTACACTGATCCAAATGTAACTTTTAACAACTTGTATAGCGATGGAGAAAAAAAATGAAAGATGGGGTTGAATTAATTCAACAAATACTACATATTGTTCGTGAACAGAGAGAAGCTGTTCATACAAATATAACGTCAGGGAACTGCAAAGATTGGGAAGCATATCGGAACTGCATTGGACAATTACAGAGTCTGTCCTATGTGGAGCAAGAGATAATTGCTCTGGTATCACGAGGAGAACGTGCAGATGGTTAAAACCCTAATAGTACCTGAAAGGTACGCAACTAAGAAGGCAGAAGAAAAAGTAGAAGA